ACGGAATGCCCTACGTTCTCCGTGATCCACAGGTAGTCACGAATTCAAGCTGGCGCGCTATGCTGGATAACGGTGCGCTGTCGGTCGGTCCGATAACGGTCTGCGATACGCGACTGATTGAGCCGTCGGACGGGCAATGGGCACTCACGCCTCGCAAGGTATTTTGGAAAAAGGACCCATCCGCCGCGATTGGCAACGCCTTTGCCATCTTCAATGTCTCCTCGTTCCAGCCAGAACTGAAGGACGTCTTCAATACCGCGAAAGAGCTGGCCGACGAAGAAAGCGCTATGCCAAAAATCGCGCAAGGGGAAATGGGCAATACCCCGATTCAGACCGCAACCGCCACGTCCATGCTGATGAATGCCAGCAACTCGTATTTGCGGGATGTCGTCAAAAACTGGGACGATGACGTGACGATCCCGTTGATCGGCCGGTTTTACGATTACAACATGCAGTTCAATCCAGACCCCTCCATCAAGGGCGATTTTGAAGTAGACGCGCGCGGCGCTAGCACGCTGATGGTGAAAGAGACGCAGACGCAAGCGCTGTTGTCGTTGATGGCTTTCGCTAATGACCCGACGTTCGGCCCAATGACCAAAGCGGCGGCACTGTACCGGAAAACGGTTGAGGCGCAGAGACTCAACCCCGATGACATCGTGCGATCCGATGAGGAAATTGAGCAGCAGCAACGAGCCGCCCAGCAACAGCCGAGCATTGAGGTACAAAAGCTGGCGGTCGAACAACAAAAGCTCGCGCTGGAGCAGCAACAGGCTGAGCAGTCCAGAGAATTGAAGATGCTGGAATTGTCGCTGGCCCACAACCAGACCATGGCGCAACTTCAGGCGAAAATCCAAGAGATTGCGATGAAGGAGCAAAGCGAATCCGAGCGACAGGATCAGGAAACCGCGCTCAAATTGGTCATGGGTAGTGGGTTATGATCGACGTGTATTCGGAAACCTGGACGGACATTATGCAATTTGCTGAATCCATGAAAGCCAGTTTGATGCCATCGCTCATGAATCCAGCCATGTCATTCGAGCAGACGCAATATATTCGCGGTAAACTCATTATTCTGGATGAAATAATCGAATTACCATCCGCGAAGAAACCGCCGAAAATTGAAACGCACAGGTGATTATGATGAACGAGCAACAAGTGGAACAAGAGATTCAAGATAAGGGTTTGACTGCGGCACGGGTAACGCCGGACATAGTGGACGCAACCATTATCGACGAGGAATACCACGTTTTCCCTGGCACAACGCTGACGGTATGCTGCCTAAAGCTGCGCAATGGGTTCACCGTGACCGGAGAAAGCGCCTGCGCTAGCCCAGAAAACTTTGACATTGAGCTGGGCAGGAAGATTGCCCGACAGAATGCCCGCAACAAGATTTGGGCGCTTGAAGGCTACGCGCTGCGAGAGCGGCTGTCGGCTTCCGGCGCGGTCATCGCGAACAACCCGGTCAGTGAAGAAGCCTAAAACCCCCAACTGTACAGATGGTCATGTCAGAAGCCGCCGAAATGCAAAATCTGGACGCCGCCGGACAAGATTCCGCGGATTCCGCGTTGTGGGCTGAAGTGGTCGCTGGATTTGGAAAGAGCGATCCCGCCCCCAAGGAAGAGCCGCCGGCCACGCCGCCGGACGATCAGTCCACGGGCGATGGCGAAACGGCGCAAGGGGCTGGTGAGACTGCGCAGCCTGCCGGCGAACCGGAAGACCTCTGGGCCAGCGCCACCGAAGCGCAGCGCAAGGCGTTCCAGGACCTGGAGCACGGCCGGCGCTCCGACCAAGGCCGGGTAAGCGCCCTCCAGCGTCAGATCAACGACCTCCAGCGCCAGATTGAAGCGGCGAACAAGCCGCCCCCTGCCGCCGCGTCTTCAGCCGGGCAAATCGACTGGGCTGCGTTCGAGCGCGATTACCCGGACGAAGCCAAGGCGCTCAAGGCGCTGCAAGCCGAATCCGAAGCCAAGATTTCCGCCCTTCAGCAACAATTGGAATCGAACACCCGCGCCGCCGGTGATCAATTCTACGACCTGCTGGACGGCATTCGGCCGGGGTGGCGGGATACCGTCAATTCCTCGGCATTCGAGCAGTGGTTGTCCGCTCAATCCGAGCCGACCCGCGAGCAGTTCCATTCGTCGAAGATCGGCGATGCGCTGGGCCTCCTTCGCTCATTCGATGAGCACCAGGCCGCCCAAGCCGCAAAAGCCGCGCAGTTGAAGAAAGACCGCGAGGATCGCGCCAAGAAAAGCGAATCCGTGCCGGGCCGCGCGACGACCCCCTCGATGGATGAGGGCGTTGAAAATCCAGACGCCGCCTGGGATGCCGCAGTAGCGAAAGTGCGCAAGATGCGCGGGAGATGATCTAGATCAGAAACCCCATGGACCGTCGCGATGACGGACCGTTTGATGAGGAATCAAGACCATGGCCACCACGACCTATGGTGACATCAGCCAGCGCACCGCCTACCACGCGGCGGCGGTGATGCTGGCCCACGCTGAGCCGGTGATCGTGCTCGGCAAGTTCGGGCAAACCAAGCCCGTTCCCCGCAACACGGCGAACAAGGTCAAATTCCGCCGCCCCGTTCCCTACGCGGTCAACACCACGCCGCTGGTTGAGGGCGTGACACCGGTCGCGCACAAAATCTCCTATGAGGATGTTCCGGTCACGCTCTATCAGTATGGAGACCTTGCCGAACTGACCGATGTCATCGCCGATACCAGCGAAGACCCGGTTCTGAACGACATGTCCATGCTGGCCGGTGAGAACGCTGGTGAAACCACCGAGACGGTGTGTTACGGCGTCATCAAGGCCGGCACCAACAAGTTCTACGGGGCCTCCACCGATTCCGGTCGCACCGATGTCAACGACGCGATTTCGATCAATAGGCAGCATGCGGTAGTCCGCGCCTTGCGGGCCAACCGCGCCAAGCCAGTGACCCGGATGCTGAGCGGCTCGCTCAACTACGGCACCTCGCCAATCGAGGGCGGCTACATCGCGTTCGCGCATACCGACCTGGAGCACGATATTCGTGCTCTATCTGGGTTTGTTCCGGTCGCCGAATACGGTTCTCGCACGCCGTTGTGCCCCGAAGAGTTGGGCAGCGTACAGAGCGTTCGCTACATCCTGTCGCCGCTGCTGGTGCCCTACAAGAGCGCGGGCGGTACGCCGGGCGGTATGAAATCGACCGACGGTTCCGCCGCCGACGTGTACCCGGTGATCTACATCGGGATGGACGCCTACGGCCATGTTCCGCTGTCCGGGAAAGACTCGATCACACCATCTGTCATCAACCCATCCACCTTGGACAAATCCGATCCGTTGGGCCAGCGTGGGTACGTGGGTTGGAAAACCTACTACAACGCCGTGGTGCTGAACGAATCTTGGATGGCTGTTCTGGAAGTCGCGGTCACTGCCCTGTAACCCATGGTGCCCCGGTTCTCCGGGGTCGAGGAACTGAACAATGCTTGATTCTATTGGGGACGCCGCGCTGCGGCGGACTATCGGGGGCCTGTGCATCGGCAACGCTGGGCTGGCCATTCACGGCACGAACGTCGAAAACGTACTGACCGCAACGGCGGTCACGCTCACGCACAACGGGGTGTGCAACGCCTTCGCGGCTCAAACTGAAATCGACCTATCGGCCAAGACGGCTTATGACGAAAAAGGGGTCGCGCTGTCGGCAATTCCCATGCTGACCTCGCAAGGCGATGATGCGGACTGGCCGGTGCTTCCGTTCGGTTACTGCCCGTTTGGTGGCATCAAGGTCGTCAACGGCACCGCCAGCGCTTTCACGATTGGAACGACGGCGCTCAACACCGCCAGTCTGACCGTGACCTACAGCAGCTTGCTCACTATTCCGCCGAGGTCCGTGTGATGAGTGCCGCCAAGACTGATGAAACCGCAACGCCGGCGGTGACTGGCGAAATCGCCACGGTCCGGGACATGCTCAATGCCCAACCCAAGGTGCGGATCGTGATCGATCAGACCGGCGATGAATCCGCCCCAAAGCGGGCCTTCGTGGGCGTCAACGGCTATGGGTTCTGGATCGAACGCGGCAAGCCGGTTGACGTGCCGCAAGCCGTGGTGAATGTACTCCGAGAGTCCGTCAAAACCCTGTACCGGATGGAAGAGGACGAACGGGGCAACAAAGTCATGGTGGGCCGCGATGTCCCGGCGTACCCGTTCCATATCCTCCCCATGGCGGCCTAAACCATGACCCTTGCCGAATTGCGTGCCTACGTCCGGGAACGTATCCGAGATGACCTGGAGCCATATTTTTTCTCGGATCCGACCCTGGCCGGCTATCTCAACGAAGCCGAAGACGAGGCGTGCGTTCGGGCGAAGCTGATCTACGACACGTCGAAAACCTTGACGTTGGTCGCGGATCAAGCCGTCTATGACTTGGGCGCGTCCGCACTGAGCGCCCGATTCTTTCTGTTCGACCGGTTCACGCTGGCTGGCATGAACTACCGGGTACTGACCACCAAGGTCGTCGCCGAAATGGACAATGAGCGGCTCGGCTGGGAAGAGGCCGGGAGCGGCATTCCTGAGTTTGTGCTGATGGACCAGGCACCGCGCAAAATTACTCTATGGCCCACGCCTTCGAGCGACGTGGCCGGCGATACGGTGCGACTCCGAGGGTTTCGGTATCCGCTGGCGGCCATGTCGGCCGACGACGACGAACCGGAAATTGACCCGCAGTATCACGCCGATCTGGCGGATTGGGTCATGGCCAGATGCTACTCGACTCACGATTTCGACGCCTACAA